GTTTCTTGGCTGTTGGCCATTTGGGATCTGTCAGTATTAAGGTTTTCAGCTTCAGTCTTCAAAGAAAGGCTAAGTCCATCAAGGGCAGCAAGAAGATCTTGTTCATCATCTCCAGCTTCAGCAACAGCAACTTAAGCATTTCTGAATTTTTGGATCTTAACGAGTTGTTGAGTGTATTCGGCAATTTGTTCAATGAAGTCTTCAGCTTATTATCTATCTTCAGAGGTAGCAAGGTCGGCTCCGGCCTTAGTGAGTCCAGAAAGAACAGCAACTTCGGCTCTTGTTCTTCTGTCGAGTTCATCTTAGTGGGAAAGAGAATCATCAAGTCTGGCTTCAGAGGGTCCTTCATAAGCAGTATCTCTAACAAATTAGGCAAGTTCTTGAACTTAAGTGGCAGCTTGCTTGAAGTTTCCACCTCTAATAGATCTTTGTAACTGAGAAGCTTAATCTGATACTTGAGTAGATCCAAGAATAACTTCTTGATCTTCGTAAACTTCATCCAAAATTTCACTCAATAAATCGTCAGTTTCAGCAATGTCGGATTCGTTCAAGGCATCGGCGACTTGCAACAATTTAATGATTTGCTGAGTAAGAAGAGCATCAGAAGCAGCATATTTTCTGAGCAAGTCTCTTAAGTCGTGTCTAACAAGGTCCAATTTGGTTTCGGCCTAAACGTTTTCTTCTTCTTCTTCGTCACTCTGGCTTGAAGGTTCAGCTTCCAAAGCAGCAATAGCGTCGGCAGCAGCTTGTCTGGTCTTAACGGGGAGAATTTCTTCATCAACAAAAGTTTGGATTTATTCAGCAGTAAGTTCTTCGTTTTCAGTGAAAATTTAGTCAAGTTCGTCAAGTCTAAGGGATCCAGCAACTACTCTCTTCTTTTCAGCTCTCAATTGGGCTCTGTAATGTTCCAATTGTTCTCTTTGTCCGTCCAAATCATTCTAAACGTGGAGGTGGTCAAGCAAGTCTCTAAGGGCTCTGGTTTAGATGATCTTAGAGGCTCTTTAAGCGCTGAATTTAATCTGTTCGGCAGTTATAAGTTAATCATATTCACCTTCATTTCCGCTGTCCAAATAGTGCAATTCTCTTTCGACCAAATCGTCAAGGCTGGAAAGCAAATCTTCATTAGATTCCTGGGAAGGTCCAACCAAGTTTCCTTCGCTATTAGATTGAGCAGTAGCGGCAACGTCGTGTTAATCGAGCAAGAAAGTGAATTTATGGATAGTAGATTGGATTTAGTTCAACAATTCTGCATCTTCTTCTTCATTCTTTAATTCGTCATGGGCTCTTTGAACCAATTTTACATATTTTGAAAGAGATCTAACAACTTCTTCCTGAGTTTCACCAAGTTCAGCAACGTTCTTAATTTATTCAAGGAATTCAGTAATTGTATCTTCGTGTCTAGAGAGGGCTCTCAAAGCATCTTCGGCACTTTCGGGTTCATCATCAAAGTCAACTTCGAGGAGAGTAGCAACGTCTCTTTCAGTAACAT